TAATTTCGTTAAATAAAAGCGCATAACACAGTATATAATTAATGTGCCGAGTTAATATTTGTTTTAATTTTAAGTGTAGTTATTCCAAATTTAGTTGGCAAATCCCGCAATAGTTTCCTGTTCTTATAGTCGGGAAATCGCATACACAAATGTTTTTTGGTTCTACCGGGTTACAACTATTGCAATTAGTTCCTAGCCATGGCCAGTCAGTTATATCCGAACTTCCGCAAACACTACATTTTTCATGTTCCATCTTGATTACCAGTTATGAGCGTTGACCTCCCCCGTTACTATTGCATAGACCAAAGAGCCTATTAAGCTGCAGATTACAGTAAGGCTTATTATCATTGTTATTGTTTCCGTGTTTTTCATTTTTATTTTTTTAACTTTTCATTTCGGTATAGCATAAAGCCCGCAGCTCTTTCCGTTATGGAAAACTTGGTAGTAGTAGCTGTTATTAGCTGTAGCTGTCTTATACGCTTTAGCTTCGCCCTCCACTAGCAATGTGCTTCTATTCTCGATAAACTTATCTATCGATACCCCGTTTTCATTTGTGTAGCCTGATTCGGATTTGTTGTCTTTCTTTTTTTTCATGATTCGTCTATATCTATTTTTAGTTCGATTATACTTTTTGCCTGCTTCATAAAAGCATCGCAGTCATTTAGGTTTGTCGCTTGATAATATCCGTAGTCAGCTTTTTCTATTTGCCAATTTTTATAAATCTCCATAATTTTAAAGTTATGTTATTTGGTTAATTACAAGTTCGTCCATAAAGTCGCATTGCAGGTTTATTAAATCAAGTTCATATTCGTTTGCGGGTTTGCCGTTATAGTCGCATGATTCTATGTAAGCATCCGAAAAGTCCGGATAGTCCTTTGTGTCTATGCCTGATATTTCGTAGTTGTCTACCTTGCTGAAATCTATTTTAACCTTGTTTAGGTTGTGGATACAGTTGCCCATTGCGGAGATTATTGCATCAACTTCTTTCTTGTACTTCTTGGGGATGCGGTTACGGGAAATGCTTGTTTCATTTCCCGCTATACGCCTGCTTAATTCTACCCAGTTGATTAAATCTTTTATGTCGTTCATTGTTTCTATTTTATTCGTTTTGCATTTCCTTTAGAAGTTAATTTAACAAATCTTCCGGTTTTTCCTCCTCTTGGGGAGTCATTACCTTCAATAAAATATAACCCATAGTGTAAACCAGCATCTTTTAATATTTTAATAGTGTCTTCGGTTCTGTCTATATTACTTGTGAATCTTCCTTTCCCCGACGTGTGGCAAGTATAAACTCTTCCTTTAGTTGTTAGAAGTTTTTTAGCAAAAGAATAGCCGTTGCTGTTTTTTGCGTTTCCTTTTGTTCTGTTTTCAAATGTTGTAAGTTTCATAATTTCTATTCTTTAGTTGTTGTTTTTTAGTTTCTTACAAATCCTTTTCAATTACAAATACACCATCAGAACCAATATAAAAATTAATTTCTAAATCTTGGTTTTCAATATCATAAAGGAATTTTCTGCCTTCGGGGTTGGTGTATCTGTTTTTATTTACTATTAATCCAATATCAAAATAAAACATTGTTTTTCTTAATTCTTTGATTGTAGCTTTCATGGTTTCTATTCTTTAGTTGTTTTATACTTTGTAGTAATTATTAGATTTAAGGACTTGTTTCCAGTCGTTCTGTGTGTTATTTTCTTCCGTGTCAAAGTCCTCTTGACTTGTTTCAAACGTTCTATATTTTGCGAATAATTTACCGTCAATGTAAGTTCTAATTGTGAATGTGCGCTTGCTTTGGTTTGCGCTTACTTTAATTGTTTCGTTTTTAGTTGTCATAATTTCTATTCTTTATCGTAGCGGTTAATTCCTTTCTACATTACAAATATACAGGTATTATTGAAATAAACAATAAATAAAATGTTAAATTTTCAAATATTTTTGAAATATATTTTTCATAACACATCCTTTACGTGCTGTGATTTGGCTATTAGCGAGTTAAAAAAAACCTCGAGAAGCATCCGTTTTGCCCTGTTGACAATTGCCGGGGCGTTCTTTTGCTCCAATTCGTTTGCTATGCTCTTTCTCTTGTATTTGTCGGGTTCTTGCACCGCTTCCCATTGTAGTTTCTTTTTGGCCTGGACCATCATTGCCTTCTTTGTTTCTGTTAGGAATTTTATTTTTCCTTTTTCGTCCAGATGGTCATACACCCATACATAGCCGGGTATTATTTCTTTGGTCTGCTTAAATTCTTCAAAGCAATTTACTACGCCTATGTAAATCAAATCGTCCTTTTCCTCTTGTGTCATTTCTCGCTGTTTTATTTCTATTGGCTTTGGTTGTGGTTTCTGCTCTTTGTAATCCTTGAAAATATTACCTACCAATATTCTGTCAAAGTAGTTGGGTATCGGCTTAGTGGTTAGCTCGCCATCTGCATACATCTCAAAGGCTTTTTTAATCTCGTCCATACCCAATGACCAGAAATGTTTTTTAATCGCTGGTAGGGCATCGTTTAGCTTTTCTTCGTTATCGGCTTTAATCGATAAGAGCCTTGCTAGCCAAAATTTAAAAACGGTGCTAAGTACATCGTCCAAATTTTTCTCCGGATATGCCCTTAATGGCAATTTGCTTTCTAGTACTGTTAATTTAGTTGATTCCATAGTCTTGTTTCATTTTGTCGCTTAACATTATCGGTTTTTCTTTTTTGGCGGAAGTTTTTTCTTTTTCCCATTCGATTGAGTTTTTAAGCCATTTGTCTAATCTTAGTTTTTTATTGAAGCTTTTTTCCTTTTCAAATCGCATTTTTCTGTCATTCTCCCCGTGTTCCGTCCAATAATTGTAAAATTCGTTTAAAATCTTACTTCCAAATTCTTCTAAAAATTGATGCAAGGAGTTTTTAAACTCCGCCTTTCTTTCTTTAATATCTTTTACTTTTATTTTATCTTCTCTTCTCTTCTCTTCTCTTATGCCTTTCGTTTGGCTTTCGTTTGGCTTTAATGTCGCTTTAATTTCGCTTTCGTTTGGGTTTTCTTTTTTTGGTCTACCACCTTTTGAACCGTTGATACTATTGGTTTTACTTTGCTTTGTAGCGTTAAGATATTGCTGGTCCAGAAACTTAATTATAATGTCGTTTTCATCCAAATCTATTACACCTTCATCGACCAACTCTTGAAATTCTTTAGGATTGTTTATCCTCCTTAGAAATTGCTCTTTGGTAATTCTGCATTCCCTTTGCCAATAATAAGCACAAAGATTTATAAATAGTCCTTGCGCCGATAAAGTACAAAAAGAAATATCCTTTGTTAAATATTCAGCTGGTTCAAATTGGAAGTACGGAAGTTCCTTGGCCATTACATTTCGATTTTATTTATTTCTAGGTCATTTATTTCTTTAAAACGTTCATTAGCTTTTTCAATAGACATACAAGTCCATGCCCATACACCGAATGCTTTTTCGGTAGGATAGCTTATAACGTCATACATTCTATTTTCAACACGTTTGAACACTTCGTAGTGTGTTGTGCCACTTCCCTTGACTTCGTATATGAAACCGTGTTTAGTCTGGCTTATTTGGTTGAATACATACCCTTTAAGCTTGCCTTTGCCTGAAAAATACTCTTTTAATTCTCTCATAATAAAAAACCCTCTTAATTTTCGCCGGGCAGGGCTACTAATTAAGAGGGTAAAATTTTTTAAGTTAGTGCCTGCCCGCACATTTTACCAAATATACAAATTAATCAATAGAGTAAGCATCTTTTTTTTGCTTGTAATCCTTTACTACTTTTTGAACTAAATGAATACTAAGCCCGCTCAACTTGGTAATATTGCCTATTGAATTGTTTTTTTGCGTGTCGTATAGCGTTTTGATTTCGTCATGTGCCATGTCCATACGCTCCTTTCTTGATAGTCCGTCACAGACCGTTAATGCTATTATATCCATTTTCTGTTTTATTTTTTTAGTTAGTTAAAACATTTCTAATTGGTATCTGGATTTTTGGAAGGACTCTAAATTTCTTTTCATTTGCTCAAAATAAGATTCCTTTAGCTCTATTCCGGTAAAGTTTCTTTTTAGCCTTAAAGATTCATGGCCTTCGCTTCCTATTCCGGCAAAAGGACTTAAAACATTATCCCCTTCGTTGCTCCACAGATGCAAGCAACGTTCGATAGTTTGCAATTGTAGCGGACAAATATGCTTTTCATCTTTATCGGCTCTTGCACTTCTATATTGTAATGTGTCTCCATAGTTAATATCCAGCCAAATAGGACTGGCATATTTCTGCCATAAGTCAACGGGTAGATAGTTTTCTTTTGATGGGTCGGTATCTTGGTGACGTATTGGATCCAAATTTTCGCCCGGTTTCCTGAATACTAAAATATAATCACAACCACCTACCCTACTCATGGAGCTGTCTTTTTTTATGGTTTTATGGAGTAGTCCAAGTGCCTTTGTCCTTTGCATCTCGACTACAGGGTTTTTCCAAATAGCCACTCTAGTATGGTAAATAAATCCCTGATCTGTAAAAGAACGTACTAAATCACCCGAAAAGTCCCTAAGACCTATTACTCCATCCTTTCCTTTTTGAAGGCTTACATCCATACAATGTACAGCTATTAGCCTACCTTCTTTAAGTGTTCTGAATAGTTCTGGTGTCAAGTAAGAAAAATGATTAAAAAATTGGTCATAATCCTTGGAGTTGCCCATATCCCTAATATCATCCGAATATGTGTACAGCTCGGCAAATGGAGGGCTGAATATTGAAAAACCAAAATGGTTATCAGGTGTTTTAATAAGTTGTTCGACACAGTCGTTGTTGAAAATTTCATAGTTAGCTTGCATATCTTGATAGTTTTAATTGCATTTCTTTAAATTGTTCTTGCTTTCTGTTTATAGATTCTATTACATTTTGCATAGTATCTGTTTTTATTAAATGTATATCTACTTGCTTTTTTTGACCAAATCTGTAAGACCTTCTTATTGCTTGGTATGTGCTTTCAAAACTAAAATCTAATGAAGGAAATATCTGCAAATTGCAATGCTGATAATTTAGCCCATATTGTGCAATCTTCGGTTTTGTAATCAACACACGAAAATCTCCCTTTGCAAATCCTAACAGTAAATCTTTTTTTTGTTGTGGTTTCATTGATCCAGTAACTTCTTTGGCTCCTTGAATGTTTTTGGCTAAATACGAACTTTCTTCATTGTGCTTGACCCACACAATAGCCGGGTCGTTTCCTTCGCTCAATTCAATTGATTTTTCCATGCGCACATCAAACGTCCTCCTAAGCTCTTGGTTGTGATTTGTGCTGCTTACCGACAAGTGATTGAAAAGTAATCCATTATCAAGCTTATTGGATTTTAAAGCGTGTTCAACTAAGTTTAATTTTGGTAAAATATATCCATCTTCGTTAAATCCTAAATCGCTTGGATTAGTAGCGCACACGCTCCATTGGCTTACCCATTTCCAAAAAGTATTTTCTGCGTGTCCCTTCAATCTCCATTTCTGAACGGTCTGCATATCGTTTATGAAGTACATTGATAGCATATTCTTAAACTTCATTTGACCCAAAAACTCTGAATGGTTTCCTATTTCCATTAAATCATTAGGGCTTGGTGTTGCCGTAAAAGCAAACCTATAAGGAGTTTTTAGAAATGAATCTATAATGTTTTTTTTTAACTTACCTTGGAATGATTTTAAAATGCTTGATTCATCAAGGCAGACGCATCCATATTTCGATATATCCAAATTTCCTATTTGTTCATAGTTTGTAATTTCTATGTTTGAATTTTTATATCCCACATCTATACCGAATCTTTCCCCTTCGTAAATGGTCTGTTGAGTAACTACAAGCGGAGCTAATATTAAGCTTGGCTTGTTGGTGTGTTTGCGATACTGCTCCGCTATTTCAAGTTGTGTAATGGTTTTGCCCATGCCGCAATCTAAGAAAGATGCGTAACGACCGTTTAAAATAGAATCTTGCACAACCTTCCTTTGAAAGTCGAATAGATTACTATTAAGGTCTTTAGGCTCAAATCCCTTTTTGTCATGTGTTACGGATTTTGAATTAAGAAAATCTAAATACTCCATTTGTTTAAATTAATAAACCCCTATAAATCAAATAGCTTCTCACGTCTATTTTCATTATAAGGGTTTTATTAATACCTTTTGGATGCTATGATGTGAGAAGGCATCTTAAATGTAAAGATATATAAATTTGTTTTTAATATCACTATTTCGATAGTTATTTAATTTCTGATAATCCTATATATTCTTAAAAAATCGGTTGATATAATCCTTTTCAAGATACCATTCCTTAAACCTTGTGCCTTCTATATATCTGTCTTTTACTGGTATCTTGTATAGGTCTTTTAAGTCCTTGCACCTTCTTCTTAAGTCTCCTATGTTTAAGTAGATAAGAGCATCCCTAAAGGTAAGTCTACGCCCTGTTAGTAGTGTCTCGTAGACTATCCGGCATTGATGGTTGAAGTGGTCTAGGCCATCTAAATACATATTGTCGCTTTCCGTGTTGTTCTCGGCTTCGTGTTCCTTGTTGAAATCTTTCATAAATATGGTAGTTTGCAGCTTATATACTCGTTAATATTCAATGGATTATAACTTATAAATTGTGTTTCGGGGTTTTTACCGCCCATTTTTTCGGCTGATTTTCTTGCCCCATAATTAGTAACCCCGTACATTCTTCCTCGGTAAGTCCTTAGACCTACATACTTGTGTTTCTTTGTTGCTTCCAAGATTTCGTTTATTTTCATTTGTTATGATTTATAGGCGTTAAGAGGATAAAACTATTATTTTTAGTAACTATATACGGTTAGTTGCAAGGTTTTATATGTACCGTGTCACCAACTTCGTGCTTTGAAACAAAAGGATTATAAAAAGTCTGCTCAATCCAACCAGTTTGGTCTTTTAACAAAATCATTCCGTTCTGTTTTGTTATTACCATTGCTTGTCCGCAAAGTCCTGTATCTTTAAAATCAGCATTATAGTCAAGCCTTTTGTAGGTCAGTTCTTTTTGCGATGTGCAGTTAAGAAACCCAGCAACTAACAATATGTATAGTGCATAGCTTAATTTGTTGTTTAATCGTTTCATAAGTTCTATTTATTAAAGTTGTTTATTAATCGTTATTTTTGCAGTTCTTTAATTTCCTTTTTTAACTCTTCCAACAAAAGCTGCTTTTCAAACGGATGAAGCTTACTGGTTTGGTTTGCCCTTATCCTTAGCAGTTGCATCTTTTCTGCTCCCATATATTCATATAGCCACTCCGTAAATTCTACGCTTGTCTTGTGTGCCGAAAATTTAGCCGAAAATGTATGATGATTAACACAAAGACAAATTCCGTTAAGTGGATCCCACCTCGTAGATTTCTTGCTCCTAGAGTAGATATGGTGCGAATTAAGAACGGTCTTACCGCAATTTGGTATCTCGCACTTCATCCCTGCCCGGAGCTTCACCAGTAAGCTCCAGGCATCATCTAGTTTTCCATCGACTCCTTTTAGTTTTTTCATTTTAGGCGTTGTTTATTTTCCATCCCTGTATAGAGTTGAAATACTTTGTTTCGCCTAGCGGGTTTGTCCATTCCCTACCCTGTATATTAATGCCAACGGACACCCTTTGACCTAAGTTGAAGTTGTTCAAAAGGTCGCATTTATCTTGCACAAACTCAATTAGAATGTGCTGGGGGTATTGCTCATCTGTAGTGATTACCAATTCCCTTTTTCTAAAACCGTTGCTTCCAAATTCCTTTGTTTCTCCGCACATTTTAATCGTTCCCTGTATTTCCATTTTATCCTAGTTTAAAATTAAATTCAATTCTTTTTCTGCAAGTACAATTCTTTGCTCTATTGCAATTACATCCTCTTCGGGTACTTTAAATTCAAAAGAATTTATATTTGAAAAACCGCTATCATCTGGAAGGTAGGACATTGTTTCGATGTTCTCAGTCCGAAACCAGTAAAAATCATTTGGATCTAGCCCGTTGCGTTCTAGGAAATTACTTTCTTGTACTAATTCTAAAAGCTCTAAAAGCTCTTTTTTGTAAGGCATATAAAGTATTATTTCAGCACGTGTTTTTTCCGTTAAAATTGCGTTTGAAATTGTCTGCCAATATTCCTCCTTAAAGTTTTCCTTAAAAAGTGATACATCCTTTTTTAATAGGCACATCGCAAGCTGACCGAATTTTTTACGTCCATAACACTTTATTTCGCCTGCTTTTTCAGCGTGTTCTAAATCCGGTGTACCTGCAAAAAAAGGAAATACCGGATGTATTTTTGTCTCCTTGTGCGTCATTTTATAGCTCATTCCCAAAAGGTCGAAAATAACCATTTCCATAAGCCTGCCCCATAATATCGGGCGTGTCTTTATGTCCGTGTCAAGTGTACACCCCATACGCCTTTCAATAGCCTTTTCCTCTACGTATGTATAAAATGCCGATGATGGCGTGCCATTTTTTAAACTAGCCATTAGGCGGCTCATTTGGCTACTGGTAAACTTTCCTATTCTGTTTTCGTTATTCATCTTTTTTCTATTTTTGATTTTAAGACTTTCATAGCCTTATCAAAGCTCAATGCCTCTTTTTCTTCAATTATTCTTTCGATGTGTTCCCTGTCGACATCTTCAAGGATAAAATTATGACTTTCATAATATTCTTTTAAATCCGCATGGTTCATTTCAATCATGCTTTGCTTCATGGATGGGCTGCTAATATCCATATTTTCTTCTACGCTGTGCATTCCCGTTAAAATGTCCGGAGCATAAAGCCGTCCAAAAAAAGCGGCCGCACGATATTGAAACATGAGTTCCGGCATGGTTGCCCATTTGCTGCCTTTTTTATCAAGCCACCCCTCTGCCTTGACCATTGTCCAGTTTATTTTAGTTCCTATTACCTTTGAGCCGTCCGCTAAATCCTTCGCTATGGCACGGCATCCAAAATCATCCGAAGTTTTTTCCCCTGACCACTCAAAGCGAAGTGGGGTAAATCTGCCGCATGAGTTCAAAGCCGCAATTATAAAGCTCGACCTCCAACTTGGTTTACCTTGTATTATATCTAAATTCTGCATTACCATTATAGGGCTTATCCCGATCCTGTTTGCCATTTCCATAGCCACAAGGCAGTTGGGTATGTTGTGTTGATAGTTTTGAGGTACTATGTTAGATTCGCTTATGGCCTTTGCCATCCTTTGCGCATCCACAAATGCCTTTACATTTGTAAAGGCACTAATCCCCTTCCCTAATGGGCTTTCAATTAATTCTGTGTTTTCTGTCATTATACTGTTTTTAGTTGTTAAAATCGTTCGATATTTCGGCTTCAAGAAATTCTTTCTCTAGCCTTTGTTTTTTCTCCGACACCCTCTTATAGTGTCTCGTGGTCATTTCGTTTAGCACCTTGGACGTTTCAATGTCCGTATAACCCTTTGACATTAGCGCACACCATAAAGTTTCCGTAAACGTCTCTATATCGTTTGTGCGCTCCTGAATTACGGCCTTTCTTATCATTTCAAATAGTCTCATTTTCTTAATTTGTTTATTTCGATGTAGATTAAATCCTCGTAGATGGCTATCATTTCACGCCTTACCTTCGTTGCTAGTTTTGTCCCGGTGCTTAATTTGGTCCCGTCCCTTACCATTTTGCAATATCGGTAACTAAGCCCCATCCTTTCCGCAACCTCTTGATGTGAGCCTGTGGGTGCCTTATTAGACACCCGTTGCAGCTCTTTTAGTTCGTTCATTATATTTGATTGTCATATTCTTCATAAGGCTTTTCGTAACTCCTTACAGTAGTTGTGTGCTTTCCCTTTTCGCTGCCAAATATTATCATGGCATAATCAAACGCTTTCATTTCCATTTGGTTTATCTGGTGTTGGGTAGGCTCGTAATCTACCCAGCCCCTTCCTATCCAGATACCAAAGTCCTCGACCGTGGCATCAAATCCGTTTATCCGGTCGCAGTACCACGATATAGATGTGTTGCCATAGTCCGAACGGTAGCCGATACAATCGGTATCGTTTCCGGTTTGTAGTTTGGCATTTTCCATTAAGATTTTAAATAGTTCTTCCGTGAATTTCATAATGATTTGTTTTAATGTTTTTTCAAAGATATGGGTTCATATCGTATGAACCTAATTTATTTATGTTTTTTTATAGTTTTTTTATAGAAATATATTTGTATCTTTGGATAATAAATAAAGTTTTAAAAACTAAAATATATGATAATCACAAAAGAAAATTTGTATAAAATAGGTTTTAAGGATGAATTAGCGAACAAACCTAACGGAATATTAAACTACCAATTAATAGAAGAAGCAAGCAATGAAACGTTTCTTCAAGTATGTCTAAAGAGTACAGATGTTTATCCAACATTAGTAGTATATCAATACGATTGGAATAATATGAAAAGTAATTTAACGTACTTGCCAATGCTTAATATTAGGGATGTCGAAACTTTGAAAACAGAAATAGAAAATTTGAAAAGGTTGTTTGTTGTATAATAAATAGCTTTGGATGAGAAATAACAAATGTGTGTTACAAACTTTGTGGTTAAAAATAAATAAATCAAAAATAAAATATAAATAAATGAAAGCAATAGTAACAATTGAAATGGAGGACGAACTAAAAAAAATAGCTATCGAGGATTCTGTAAAGGTTTTTGGAAGCCCTAACATATCCGGCTATGTAAGGTATCTTATAACCAAGGAAAGAAAAGAGAAATAGGCGGAGTGTAAAAGCGCAACTTTGGGTTAGGAAATTACCAAAGTTTAATGGCGAAGACAAAAGTACAGCGACATAAACCGCCTTTTTTAACTTAACAAAATGAAACAGGAAAAAATTAATTACGACAAAATTATGTCTCTGGGTTTTACGGAAGAGATTTTTAGTGACGATGTTTATTATGATCAACATGGGTATAAATATGCCATAATAACCAAGCACTTAACAAAGAAAATTTACCTAGACTGGCAAAAAGATACTAAACTTTGTGAAATGGTAAGACTTGACAGCCCAAATACAGGGCATATAAAAGCGAGATTACCGATAATGAATTTACAGCAAGTAAAAGACTTAATTACTTTTTTTTCTAATGATAGGAAAAAATTATATGACGCAAGTTCATGTGCCTAGCATTTTATTTGAAATAGGCGGAGTGTAAAAGCGCAACTTTGGGTTAGGAAATTACCAAAGTTTAAAGACGAAGACAAAAGTACAGCGACATAAACCGCCTTTTTTAACGACGTGTTGTATATGGTTTCGTTTGCTTTTCGCAAATGAACTATATACGGTGTTGTACACAGTATGGCGGTTAAATAGAAATGAACTTTAAAATGAAAAACGAAATGAGTAATAATATTTTTTTGAGCGGTGGCAAAATTGCTGACGTAGGAAGCAAAATAAACGTACTATCTTTATTTGATGGAATAAGTTGCGGACAAGTAGCCCTTGAACGAGCAGGAATTGAGGTAAACAAATACTTTGCTTCTGAAATTGATAAACACGCTATTAAGGTAACACAAAGCAATTACCCCAATACAATACAAATTGGTGATGTGACGAAAGTTAAAGGTACTGACTTACCAAACATAGATTTATTGATGGGTGGAAGCCCGTGCCAAGGGTTTAGTTTTAGTGGTAAACAACTGAATTTTGAAGACCCAAGAAGCAAATTATTTTTTGAGTTTGTCAGATTGGTAAAAGAAGTTAAACCTACTTATTGGCTACTTGAAAACGTAAAAATGAAAAAGGAATATCAAGATGTAATTAGCCAATATTTAGAAGTAGAACCGATTGAAATAAATAGCAGTTTAGTTTCTGCACAAAATAGAGTGAGATTATACTGGGCTAATTTTGATATTACCCAACCGCAAGATAAAAATATAGGATTATCGGATATTTTAGAAGATACTGAAATGATTCATCCAAGTGCAATACGTGGTAGAAGATTAAATAAGGCTACAATATTAGGTAGAAGATTAGATGATAGAGGTAAACGCCAAGACTACAATAAAGAGATACCAATAACGCAATGCCTTGAAGTGAGAGCGACTAACAGAAATAAAAGTAACTGCCTTACAACTGTTGCAAAAGATAATGTTTTAACCACTATGGATATTGGCAGACACCCAAACGCTTTCAAAGATAAGCTACCATTTAGATATTATACCCCTATTGAATATTGTAGATTACAAACGGTTCCCGAAAATTACTTTGATGGAGTTGCAAGCGAAAACCAAATGCGTAAAATGATTGGGAACGGATGGACTGTTGATGTAATAGTAGATATTTTTAACAAAATGGTTTTGCAAAAACCAAAGAGCGTGGGCAAAAAATAATTATGGTAATAACAGATAAAACTTTAATTGAAAAACGAATGTAGCACTTGTGGCTAACGTATATGGTATGGTGACGTTGCGACCTTACAGCACGAACTTAATTAATAATACAAAAACTTTGAATTATGAATACAGATAATAAAGAAGCGGAAACCGAGCAATGCACTATACCAAGTGTTGTGTGTAGTGTTTTATCGCCTGATGGCAAATACATTAAATTTGAATGTTCTGACTTTTCGGGCAAAGAACTTAATAAGGGTAATTTCAATGTTGTAATTGATTGGCTAAATAAAGAGAAGGAAAAATATCCTGATGTGTTTTCTTAACATTACACACAACAACCGGATATAGACAATTGTCTATATCCCTCCAGTGGATGCTACTAAGATTTAGCTTTGTTGAAAAATAACCAAATCGCAAAACAGGCCACGACCACAAGCCCTATCCACAACCACGGATTGGGCTTTTTTGTTTTTAAATCCGTATTTTTATCCTTGGTTTTTACTTCGGTTTTTGAACTGTTCAGTATTTCTGAATAGCTCGCATCCCTGTTTAAGGCCGTGCTGTCCGTTTCTTTTTCTTCTATACTTACTTTAGTGTTCTTGAATATTTGCCCGTTGTATAAGCTCTCCAAATCGGGGTTTATAGGAGTAAGTTCTATACGGTTATGCCTATTCCATACCGAAACGTTGCTCGTTATGTCGTTCTGCAAAATCATTTTTATATCGTTCCTGTGCTGTATCTGTAGCTTTTGAAGCTCGACCGCCCTTTTTCGAGTTCCGCAGCTTGTGGCGAGAATAGCAAATATAATTAAGATCCATAGTTTCATTTTTCTAGTATTACATATCCTTGACTATCTTTTGGCATTGCTCGCAGTTGTGCTATCGTGTAGCCGAATGTTTTTTGGAAGTGTGGTTTATCGTAACGTTTTCCATGGCTATTAATCAACCCCCACTGCCATCCGTATTTTTGGAATATCTCGACTACTTCCATCCAATCTTCTTTCCCGTCTCCGTCAAAATCGGCAATCGTACTCCATGAAGCCGTTTCAAAGGTGCCGTTGTTGTCCTTATCAACCAACAAAACTATATCAATTGCTAGTCCGTAATTGTGAAACGAAAACCCACCTCTAGCCCAAGTAACGATTGCCCCGGGCAGAGACCTACCTATTTCAAACAAATTATTTTGCTCTAATATCGTTCTTAACGTATGCGAAAACCTAACCACGATACGACCGGAAACCGCTTCGCAAATTTCCTTATACATTTTAAGAACCTCAAACCTAAGTTTAGGGTGTAGAAGTGCTATTCTCTGTAAAGTAAGCGCATCCTGATAAGGCTCTTTTTTAACCAGAAACCAATCCAAAAAATGTTGGTGCCATTTGTTCATCTAAAAGATTTGACTATACAAAAAAACCAAAACGATAAGCACGTTAAGGATAACTATAAATTTCAATCCCGTATCCAATTTCAAAAACCATTTTTTCATAATTTCTATATTTAAAGAGGCCAATGTAGGCCGTTCACATTAAGTTGTAACCAGCGACTTAATTATAAAGTTAGGCCATTTTAGACCTCTTTAGTTCTTTTTGACCGCTTCTTTTATTTCCTGTATATCCCTACTCATGCTTTTCACGGCTTCCCGTATGACGATAAGCTGCTCCTTTTCTTCCATGCTCATGTGCAAATTTTTATCCTCCAAATGTATCTTTACTTCCTTACGCCTTGCCGCTTCCTGAAGCTCTTTAATTCGCATTTCCAATAGAAAACTGTGCATTTCTAGTACTCCACTTTTTTGCGTTTCGCTGTCAAAAGTCCTGTTATTAATAGCATCTATAGCCTTCGGTACAAATGCGATACTACCTATAAGCAAGGCGGTTAATATCGTAATTACGAGAGGCCTATAAATCCATCCGTATCTTCGTGTTAAATGTTCTAGCATTATTTATCTCGTTTGTAAATTTCGTCTTTCATTTCTACTTTATCCGGTCGCAAAAACGAAGTTTTCCGTTTTGCATAGGCAATTACCATATCAGGTGCCGCTCCTATAATTGCATACATAATTACGCCCCATGCCGATAGTTCTGAGTCCATTGCAAATAGTTGTGGCTTCAACATCCAAAACAGTACCGCCAATAGCATCGAAAACAGCAAGGATAGTATTATGCGTTGGTAGTTGTCCTTTAAGTAGAATATAGGACTGAACTTTGTAGGGCTTCCTAGGCTGTTCTTATCCCGTTTAAGTAAATCGTAAATAACCGACAAAATGTAGGCTATCAGGGTAATAAAAATCCATTTGTAATCTTCCATAGTTTCATTATCTTTTTCGCAGTAATAGTATTTTATTCAATTTATTGGTGTTTGCTACCTTTAGAAAAACATTATTGTCTTGATAAGCTTGACTCAATGCGGCTGTCCCCATTAATAGCGTTCTTCTTTGTGATGTCGTATTATAAGACGTAAACGAAGTTTGTACACGAGCCATGATATTTGAATCATGTCGAGCAAGCGTATACCAATCTCCAAATGTTGCTTCAATCTCTAATAAATCTCCAGTTCCATCTACAAAAAATGTAAGGGCTGGAGGGCTTGATTGTGTCCACATTACCCTTAACGTGTTGCTTAATCTAGTTATGTCAGTAGCGTTCCAATAAGCTCCCAATTCATAAGACTCTACAAAAAATGAAATCATATCAGCGGCATGAGAACCATCCTGCATTGGCGTACCTCCCCAACCTACACCCCATTCATAAGCACCATTATCTACAGAAAATTGCGCCCTTAAATTGGAGCCCGAATAGTTGCTTGTAGAGGGCATACCAAAAAAACTTATTTGCTGAAAATGTGTTAAATACTTTTGTTCCCCTGTAAGGGTATACATTTCAATTCCTAACCTAGCCCAGTGGCTACTCATATGTGTATTGACACGAAACACAGGCTCCCCGTTGGAAGCATACGTATACCATTTCTCCCAAATATTTGTTTCAATAAAATTAAAAATAGTGTTCCAACTGTCTTGATATGTCGTTCCGGCCAAAGCTCCATTGTCTTGGGCTAGGAAAGCTTTGTCCTTTGTCAGCCTTAACATGGTTGCGACGTATCGCCATATGTATGATTCCCACAACCCTTGACCATAAACGTTGACATTGCCTGTTTTAGTTGCTGGCCATCCTTGAAACCTATTTGAACCCCATTCTCTTCTTGTATTTAATTGTACTGAATTATCAATCATTCTCATGGGAATGTCAAAAATTCGATGTAAATCAACTGCTCTTCCTTTTGCTCTGTAAGCCGAAAGAATTCCAGAATAAGGCCAAGCCAAATAATAGTGTTCTTGGTCAGCTCCGTCACTATCCGCATAACCGTTAATTAAGGTTTGCTGGCTAGATAGCGCCAAATCGTAGTCAGAAATCCATTCGTCAACCGTGGTGTTTTGAGCAGTCGTAATTAAGCAAAATAGAAATATAGTATATTTAGTCATCCTTTAATTTTATAGATAATTTAAACTCTGTCCATTGCCCTGTGGTGGATGTTACTCTTACATAATCGTCGATGCCGAATGTTCCACCACTATACGTAAATTCGAAATTGTGAAGAACCCAATCAGTGTGTGCGCTATGGATGTTATCAACTGCTGTTGAAGTTCCTGCTGAAATCCTATAACGAGCACTTCCAGTCGTGTTATTTTGTCGGTGAAGCAAGTAAACTTCGTATATTTCGCCGTTGATAAAATCACCTCTTGGCGGTTGTAATCTCGCTCTTTTGAACGTCCCGTCGCTAGTAGCGGTAACCCTAGCAACTATTTCGCCATAGCCATTATCATTATTTGCAACCGCTGTTATATCAGAACCAAGTCCTTCATTCCATGATTGAATACTTGTTCCTTCACTTGTGAAAGATGACGGATCATTCACTATTAATTCAGGGTTAGAATTAGCGGCATTAGGATGCGGTAAAAACCTACTCACAAGGGTGTAATTTCCGTAAATATCCCAACCACCAAGCGTACTATTTTCAAAAATAGCAGATTGACCAACCGTTAAATTTATATTTTTGTTACTCAAAGCAACACCATTTTCGTATATATTGACGGTTGGTTCTATTGTCCAATTAGCAGATGCTCCTTCTACTTTGGCATACAACATCTCACCGTTTAGGCTTCCGCTTGTCTCACCTAAATCGCCTAAAGTGGTTGTCCGTGTGCCTGTGGTAATTACATTGTTAACAGGTCTACTAATATTCGCACCTGTAGAAATACGTATCTGTTCAGCGGTAAATGCGCCATCAGCGGTTATGGTGTTTACTACGGGGCCTTTGTTTTGATTTGCTATTATGTTTGT